CACGTTTTCAAGTCAATCCAAAAATATCAATGGTGGGTATAAAAAAATAATTGTACTTTTGTGATATGCCAGTATTAAACAATAGATCATGTCGTAGGTTTAACGAGTCTCCAAAGCGTAGGCCTCACCAAGACAAGCAAGAAAATAAATTTTATGGTTCTCCGATTTGGAAACGGATTCGCCATTTGCAAAAGACAAGGAAACCAATGTGTGAGGTTTGCGAGGTTAAAGGCATTTTTACAGATTGCTCTGATGGAAACAACAATGGCATTGCGGATCACGTTGTTAGAATCTTAGAAGGTGGTCATCCTTACGATGAGCGAAACTTGCTTACTTTGTGCAAACGGTGTCATAATGTAAAGAGTAATATGGAAGGAAAAGGTTATGCTCCAGCAAGAATACCAAGTTCTGATGGTTATTACCTTCCGGAGTGCAGGGAAAACGTAATTACGGCTATTATTAACAAAAAAGTAAATTAAAATGAAAACAGAGAAGTTGAAAGACTTACAAGGTACTTTAAAACCAAGTAGAGTTAAAAGAATTACACCTCAAGCTATAATTGCTCATAATCCATTTGATTTAACTGATGATGAGCAGAATACGGTTGAATTGGTTAAGAAACATCTTGAATCTGCTGATGCAAGTTACAATGTTGACATAATTGCTATTAATATGTTGGCAAGGTTGTTGACTGTAATCCAACACGCTGCAAATAATATCCTTAAAAATGATGGTGTGGTTGTTTACCCTAATGGTGTTCAACAGATTTCTCCAGAGTGGACGATGTTTAAACAGTCGGTTGAGATTTACAATGATATGTCTGATAGGTTTGGTCTTGACCCGAAGGCAAGGTTGAAGCTTGAATATTTTAACAGAGCAGACAAAAAGGAAGAAGACCCAATCATGAAGTTAATTAAGAACGCATAATGTTTGACTTAGAGAAAGAATTGATTGGTGAGTATGCCAAGTTAGCTATCAAAAGACACTATGATGACGTAAAGAAGTCTGAAAATGCTAATTTTCCTTACTATTATGACGAAAAGGCTGCTGACACCTATATTTCCTTTATGAAGGTATGTAGATTGACTAAAGGTGAGTATGCAGCTATGAATGTCAATGTTATGGCATGGCAAGAGTTCTTTTGGGCTATGATATTTGGTTGGAAGCGTAAAATTGATAAAAAACGTAGATTTAGGAAAGTTTACTTAGAAATATCAAGAAAGAATGCAAAAACAGAGACTGCTGCTCTTACTGCGGTTGCTTGTTTTATTCTTGATCAAGAAAAAGGTGCAGAGATTTATACTGCTGCCACTACCCGTGACCAGGCAAGGATATGTTGGGATGCAGCAAAAGTAATATTGGATTATTTAAAAAAGGATAGTCCTGCGGTTAACAAGATGGTTCAAGTTAGAGCGCACTCAATTTACTCTACTGGTTCTAATTCTAAGATGATTCCTGTGTCATCTGATGCCAAAACTTTAGATGGACTAAATCCCCATGTGGCTATAGTGGATGAATTTCACGCGCATCCCGATAGTTCGGTTTTAGAAATCATGGAATCTGGTATTGGTAGTAGAAGTCAGCCATTAATTTTAATTACCACAACCGCAGGATTTAATAAAGAAAGTCCGTGTTACCAGTTAAGAAAAGTCTGTTTAGATATTATTAAAGGTCACAAACATGATGATGCGGTGTTTCCTTTAATATTTTCCTTAGATGAGGAAGATGATTGGCAAGATAGTAATAATTGGGTCAAGTCTAATCCTTCTATGAACGTGACTATTGGTATGGGTTATTTACAAGACCAATACACAAAAGCCATAAATGAAGGTGCAGCCAAGCAAATTGGCTTTATGACAAAGAATTTAAACTTTTGGACAAATACTCATGCTACATGGATTAACGAAAATATGTGGAATGAATGCGAAATGAAGCCAAAAGATGACTTTTTATTAAACAGACCAGCCTTTGGTGGACTTGACTTGGCTCAAACTATTGATATTAGTGCTTTTTGTTTATTCTTCCCAGAGTTTGATGGTAAACCAGCTTTTCTAATATGGAAGTATTGGATTCCCGAAGATAATGTAAAGGAAAGAAGTCTTAGGGATGGTGTACCTTACATGGATTGGGCATTAAATGGCAGTATTAAGGTAACTAATGGTAATATTGTAGATAACGATGTGATTATTAACGATATTTACCTATTATTTCAAAAATACAATATTAGAAGCCTTGCTTATGACCCTTGGAGAGCAACTCACGTTGTTATTTCATTACAAGAAAGAGGAGTTAACGTAAGACCTTTCCCACAAAGTTTTCCAGAGATGAATACACCTATCTGTGAGTTTGAGAAAATGATAACAGGTAAAAAAGTATTTCACGATGGTGATCCGGTAGCAAAGTGGATGTTATCAAATGTGGCATTAATAATAAATTCTACGGGATTAGTTAAGTTTGACAAAAGGAAATCTAATGAGAAAATTGATGGTATGGTTGCAGCTGCTATGGCTATTGGTGAGGCTATTGACCCTAAGAACAAAATTAATTTAGATTTTAATTTGATAATTGGTTAATTTTTTTATTTGCATATAAAATTATTAATAATCATCTTTGCAGTATGGAATTTTTGAATAAAATAGTAAAATTCATTAAAAGAAGTAGAATTACCAATCTTGGTCCTGCCAAAGACTGGAAATTGTACCAGGAATTGTTTGGAACTAACCAAAGAAGGGTTAGTCATGAAACATCTTTGTCTATACCAGCTTATTTTAGGGCATTATCTATTTTATCAGAACAAATAGCATCTTTACCATTCTCTATATACGAAACTAAAGCCGATGGCAATGTTGTTGAGGCAATAAGTCATCCTTTGTACTCTTTAATCAAATACAGACCATCAAGTAAGTACGATACCTTTAGTTTTAGGGAAGCTATTATAAGACAAGCGGTAAATGGTTCAATGACTACCAAAAGTGGCAATGTTCTCATTATACCAAATAGAAACCAAGCAGGAAATGTAATTGATTTACATTTAGTTGATGTTCCTTGGGAAATGTACAAGATAAACGATGAGTTTTATTATAAATTAGAAGGTAGTACGGAAATTTATAGTTCTTTAGAGGTATTACACATAAAATCATTTAGTGAGAACGGTTATTGGGGTAAGAGTTTGATTGAGGCTGGTAAAACAACTTTATCAAGAGCATTACATGAAATTGACTATGGTAATGACATTTATGCTAAAGGAACTAATTTAAGTGGAACAGTTGAGACAGATCTTATCTTGAATGAAGATCAGTTAAATGTAATTAAGAAGTCTTGGGCAGATAAACACTCCGGACCTAACAATCAACAAGGTGTAGCCTTCTTACAGGCTGGATTTAAGTTTAAGCCAATTGCCTCAAGGTTAGAAGCAGCAGATATTGACGCAAGAAAATTAACTATTGAGGATATATCTAATTTAACTGGTGTTCCAGGCTTTTTGCTTTTAGGAAACAATAATATATCTACAACCAACATTGAGATCTTAAACAGAATATTTGTTCAGTACACTTTAAGAGCGTGGACTAAGAGAATTGAAAATGAATTTAACACAAAGCTATTTCCACAAAAAGATTGGGGTAAATACTACGTTAAATTAGATCTTGACGAATTGTACCGTGGTGATGTTATGGCAAGAGCAGAGTTTTACACTAAACTTTACAATATTAGAGCCATTGCTCCTAATGAAATTAGAAATCTTGAAGGATTTAACCCATACGAAGGCGGTGATAAGTTTGGTATGCCATTAGCATCTAACAGTCGGGAAGTTCCTGCTGGAGAACCTAAATCTCAAAATGCACAGTAATGCCATATAAAAACTACCCACAATCAGCAACCAATGCAGCAAAGAAAGCTTTGAAGCATAAAGAAGATAATGGATCTCAATGCGGTACAAGTGTAGGATGGACAAGAGCAAGGCAGTTAAGCGGAAGAGAATCATTAAGTGACGATGAAGTGATTAGGACATATAGTTTTTTAAGTCGTGCTAAAGTGTACGACCAAGGAAAGTATTTTGATGAAAACGACAATGAGATATGTGGCTCAATAATGTACGATGCTTGGGGTGGTTCAACTATGTTACCATGGGCAGAAAGAACGGCTAATAAAATAATGGAAGATAGGTCAAATAATAACCAAATGGAAAGAAGATATTTTAATATTGAGTTTAAAAGTAATGCAGAGGAAAGAAAAATAATCGGAATAGCATCTTCCTTAAACAGATCCTATGACATGGGTTCTTTTGACGAGGAAATTGATATGGATGCTTTTAACGAAGCTGATTTTTCTGAAGCTGCTGCTTTATTTAACCACGACCAAAACATTGTGCTTGGTAGGGTTAAAAACAACACGCTGCAAATAAAAAGGGATGGTAATTCATTGGTATACACCATTGATCCTCCAGAAACAAATGCAGCCGAAGATGTGATGAAATTAATTAAACGAGGTGATATTTACCAATCTTCTTTTGCTTTTTCATTAAAGGAAAATGGAGATAATTGGCAAATGAAAGAAGGTAGAATGAAAAGGATTATTACAAGAATAGACAAGGTGTATGATGTTTCGCCAGTAACTTATCCGGCTAACCCAAACACTACTGTTGCTGCTCGTAGTATGGAAAATTATATTCAACAAAATGAAAAAGCGGAATGCAATTTCAATGAGTTTGTTGAATTTTTAAACAAATTAAAAAATTATTAAAATGTTGAAATCAGATGAATTAAAACAGTCGCGTTCCGCTAAAATAGAAGAAATGCGCACTTTGATTTCTGCTATCGAAACATTGGGTGCAAATGCCAATGACGATCAAAGATCAAAGTTAACTACAATTAGGACAGAGGTTACCAATTTGGAAAATGATATTGATAATCATTTGATGATTGAGGCCGAAACTAAAAGAATGGCTACTCCTGCAACAAAAGTTAACGAAAACAAAGTTAACGATGAGCAAAGAGTTAAAAAAGGTTATTCATTCCTTAGAGCAGCTAATCTTATTGCTAATAACAAAAACCTTGATGGTTTAGAGTTAGAGATGCACCAAGAGGCTGAAAGAGAATTTAAACAAGCTGGTATCTCTGCTTCGGGTAATCTTTACATTCCTAAGATGATTGTAAAGAATGAGAAGAGAGATATGACTGCTACGAGTGCGGTTGCTGGTGGTAATACTGTACCAACTATTTTGGGTGATTTGATTCCATTCCTTGACCCAAGATTGGCAGTTATTCAAGCTGGTGCAACCTTACTTACAGGATTGACTGGTAATTTAGATTTTCCTCGTAATGATGCTGCGGCTACTGCGGTTTGGGAAACTGAAAACTCTGCCAATGATGAGACAAGTCCAACTTTTGATAAAATTAGTATGTCACCTAATCGTTTGGGTGCGTTTACTGATATTTCAAAGCAATTACTTGTTCAATCATCTATTGACGTTGAGAATTTTGTAAGAAATCGTTTGAGCGAAGCAGTTAACAGAGCATTAGATTATGCTTTGATTAATGGCGATAATTCAACACAACCATTCTTCGGTATTTTAAATACTGCTGGTATTGGTTCGGTTGCAATCGGTACTGATGGTGGTCCTTTGACATACAAGCATATTATTGACCTTGAAACTGCTTTGGCTACTGATAATGCTGACTTTGGTACTTTAGCTTACCTTACTACACCTGGTGTAAGAGGTTTCTTAAAGAATACTGAGAAAGCAAGTGGTACTGCTCAGTTTGTTTGGAATGATGGTGCGCCACCAGTTGGACAACAAGGAGTTAGAACTGACTTGTTAAACGGATACCGTGCTTATGTTTCTACACAAGTGCCAAGTAACTTAACTAAAGGTGGTGGAACTGATTTACATTCAGTAATTTTTGGAAACTTTGCTGAATTGTTAATTGGACAATGGGCTGGTTTAGATGTTGTGGTTGATCCATACTCATCAAGCAAAAATGCATTGGTTACCATTGTAGTTAACTCTTGGTGGGATTCTGCCGTTCGTCATGCTAAATCATTTGCCGCTATTAAAGATGCGGATATTACTGGTATATAAATCTTAATAAAATGAAGAATATTTTAATTGGTTTGTTTGTTTTTGCTGCCATTGGATTGACTGCATTTAAAAACGACCGAAGCAAGACACTTGATGTTAATTATGATGATGCGTCAAGCACTTTTTATAGCTATTCAGTTAGTGACACAATCACAAATACTGAAATAGACACCATTACTATTCCCGTTAGCTTGTTAAGCCCGTGGAGCGGTTATTGGTCTATTGTAGCTACTAACTTGTCTGGCACTACATACATTTTGCCTACAGTATTACAAGCTGCAAGTTCTACTGATTACACCAGCGTTGCTATATTAGATACACTAAATACAAATGGTTTAGTTCAGTCTAACGAAGATGCCTTAATTGGTGGTACTAAGTATAGATTAGTTTTAACTGGTGTTGGTACACAGTCAACTAAGTATACTGCGTATTTTGTAGCTAAAAATCCATAATATGAAGGTGCGATTTATCCAATCGCCATCTGGTTCACCACATTCCCTTGGTTATTTTCAAGGGGATGTGGCTGAACTAAATGAGATGACGGCACAGGAATTAATTAAAGCAGGAATAGCTGAATCCTTAACAGATAAACCTATTGTAGCTGAAAATAATCCTGTAATAGAAACAAAGATTAGCGAAAAACCTAAAAAAGCAATTAAGCGATGAAAATTTGGAGAGTAACAGTTGATCAGACAAATGAATTATGGACATCTGCGGAAGTCAAAAATTATTTGAAAGTTGATGATTCGACTGATGACTCTCTTATTACTACAATGCTAAAGGCCGCAAGACAAGCCGTAGAATCAAGACAAAATATATCTACTCTTACAAAAACTATTGTACAAAAGTTAGAGCGTTTTCCATCAAGCTACAAAGTAGCAACTGATTATGAAAACGTAATTAAATTGTTAGTATATCCTTGTATTGCGGTATCGTCTATTACTTATTTAGATGAAAATGGTGTTTCTCAAGTATTATCACCAAGTTTATATGAGGTAGATACATTTAGAGGCATTATAGGTGAAGCAGTAGATCAAGACTTTCCGGATACTTACTTGTCTCTAAATGATGTGACTATTACTTATACTGCTGGATATGGAACTGCTGCTACTGATTGTCCTTCAGACATTAGGATAGCGGTATTAAAAATGATTGCATCAATGTACGACAACAGAACTGATGCTATGCATAAAATGCCAAATGCAAGTGATGTTTTATTAAACCGATATAAATATGATTGGGTATAATAAAAGTGAGGTAATTGGTAAAATGAGAGAAAGGGTTATTATTCAAAATAAAACCATATCTCAATCTGATAGTGGGTTTCAATCAGAAAGTTGGACTAATATACAAACTGTATGGGCAAAAGTTGATTACTCATCGGGATTTGAAGAGGAAGAGGCTGATAGGATTGTTGCACAACAAAAAATAAAATTTACTTTACGTTATAATGTTAATATTTCTGTAAACAGTAGATTTTTGTATCGTTCAAATTATTACCAAATTGAAACAGTTGCCTATTCTGATGATAGATCAATTATAGTCGCAACGGGTTTCTTTAGACAAGGATACTAATGCCAAGAAGACCATTATCATTTACGAATACTAATAGAGGAGTAGATTATGCTAAGTTGCGTGTAGAAACAAGACGTGCTGAACAACAAGGTAAATTTGTTGAAAAAGATTTTAATGTTGAATGGCAAATATTTGATAGAGATGTACAAGACGCATTAAGGATGATGCGAACTAATTTTAAAAAAGATTGGGACGCAAAGAAAATGGATATACTACACAATGCCGCAGAACCAATGGTTGCAGCGGTTAAGCCTCAAATTCCTATTTACAAAGGTGGTGTTCACTATAGGTATTTTACAAAAAAAACTACAAATAAAAAAACGGGTCAAAGTACCGAAAAAGAATATAGGGCATCATTTATACCAGGTCATTTAAGAAAATCAGTAAAAGTTCTTAACCCTTTTAAACCAAGGTTAAAAAGAATTGAAACGATTGTAATTGGTACACTTAAAAATTATCCTACTAAAGTTAGTAGAGGTCCATTTGATGGTGTTAATAAGGCCGATGCATATTATACAAATTTTCTTTACGGTAGTGCGGTTGCATTCCAAACAAAAGTATTGTTGCAAGGGTTTTTAAAAGCCTTTCATGCATCCAGGGATGTAGTAATTAAAGGTACACATAGTTTAATAAATCAGAATGCTAAAGCAGCTGGGTTAAGTTATAGAATACAATGAACATAGGAAAATTAATATATGCCGTTGTTGCAAGTGATGCTACTCTTGTTGGTTTAGTAGGAACAAGAGTTTATCCGGAGGAAGCACCTAATACTGTAACTTATCCTTACATAACATTTTCTAAAGTAAACACTCAACCCACAAGAGTAAAAAATATTGTTAGTCCTTTGGATATGGTTAAGGTTACTTTTTTTGTTTACTCCAAAAATTATGACACAAGTGAAAATGTTGCCATAGCTTTAAGAAATAAATTTGATAACCTAAGAGGAACTTATAATTCAGTTAATTTAGATTGGTGTATATTTGAAGATGAAACGACTGGTGATCCTGTAATGGAAGACAAAATATATTGGATAGCAATAGATTTCTTATTTAAAATAAACAGACTATGAGAATAATTTTTTTAAAAGAACATAATAATTTTAAGAAAGGTGATGTATGCGAGGTCTTAGATACTTTTGCGTCATCTTTATATAAATTAGGTGTTGCTAAACTTTATGAAGGTGCTGATGTAGAAATTATGCCTACAAAAGAGCCAGAAAAGGAAGTAGTTTATGTACCAATAATTGTCAACGAAGAACAGTTAATGGAACAAATGCAAGTTGACGAGCATGACATAAATTACGATACGGAAATGGAAAAAGAAAACAAGATTAAGTCAAAATTAAAATAAAACAAAATGGCTACAACTGGAATAATGAACGGTTCTTTGTTGCGATTATATGTAGATGGTGTTGCGGTTGCGTATTCAACATCTGATACATTAGATTTAACAAGAGCAATGCGAGAACTCGCACACAAGGATAATACATCTGCATGGGTAGAAGTTAGTCCTGGACAAAAATCAGCTACATTTTCAACTGAATTAATGTTTGCTGATATTGGTGATGCAAGTGCAAATACAAAATTTAACACACTATTTTCTTCTTGGGATTCGGGAACATCCATTGTATGTACATATACATCAGATGTTACTGGTGATTCTATATTTACATTCAATGCCTTTATTGAAAGTTTGTCGTTAAGTGCTGCAAATCAAGAAAGTGTTACTGCTTCCTGTTCTTTAAGAGTAAATGGTGCGGTTACAAGATACACTAAAGTTGTTCCTGCCGCTCCAACTGCATCAGCTGGAACACCGACTACTACAACTATGCCATTAACTTGGACTGCTCCTACACCTAACGGTGGATACCCAATTACAGATTATATTGTACAATATAAGACAAGTAATTCACAGACATATTTGACATTTACAGACGCAGTATCTACTGCACTTACTGCTACGGTAACTGGTTTAATTACTGGAACGGTTTACAACTTTAGGGTTGCTGCTATAAATGCTACAGGAACAGGGGAATACTCTAACATTGTTACTGCTA